CCGGGCTATACAGTCCAAGCAGCTTGCGCCGTTCTACCAAGTTTTTGTGAATGACCTCCAAATATCGGGGGTCGCCATAACAAACAATTTCCTCCTTTTGTTGTTCCATTTTCACGGTAACAACGCCGCCCTCGTCACTTCCTTCGTCACCGCCCGGAATGCCTTGCTGCTTGGCTTTCTTGCGCTCGTAGTCCGTCTTTGACTTGTCCCAAGCCGCCCAAGCCTCCTTTATCACTTCGTCAATGCGTTCCAATTCCAGTTGTACGGCATGGTCGAAGTTCTCAATGCGTGTTTTCCTCCATTCAGCCAGCAAGCGGTTCACGTCCTTATGAACCGTTTGGAGGCTGTATGCTTGCAGGTCTAAACGTGCCATAACTTCCTCCCGGATTTCCCGGTAGGAGTAGCCACGCTTGTAGAGTTGCGCAATGATGTCAAGCCGAACGATTTGTGCCTGACGGTAATCTTTCATTTTCTTTCCCGGTGCTCCCATTGCTTAGAAATTAGCTCCGTTATACTTGTAAATAAGGTTGTCGTCCTCGTCCTTTCCGATAGGAACAAGTGCGCCCTCAAACAATTTGTATGGTGATTGTCCGCTCTGCGGATTATTCCACAGCCAGCGCATATAGTCTGCCATTGTCATACCTTCGAACTTCGCCCGTTTCTCCGATGAATTGCAGTTGAACCCGGTAGCCCATATCCACTGGAACTGCGAAACAAGCCCGTTGATGTCCTTGCTCACATCTTCCCAACGCACGATATGACCGGGTGCGTTCTTGGCAATCTGCAAAGCCTCGCACCATTGCCCACGTGAGTAGTTCCAGTTGGCAGGAAGCCCACAGCAAGAGCCGTTACAACACAACTCCTTGAAATGGGCATCGGAAACGTAGAAACGCATCCCCAGTTCATCGCAAAGTTGCTTCATGTTCCGCATGAAAGGTTCTTTGACCTTGCGGTTCAGCCGGAGATACCCGGTGCTTACGCTGAACTTCTTGTAGAAGTCCATGAAGTCAAAGCCGCACAACTCGTTGAAAGTCGGCATCCATTGTTTCAGGGTCGGACTGCGCTGCTCCACGCACATGAACTCCGTACTCATGGCGGTTGCTCCACGGTTGGAAGCCTCCCTAATCAGGTCGAGGTATGACGGGGTGGAAATGCCGATGATGAACGGTCGTAGCCGGAGCGTTGCGCCTCCTGCATCTGCTTCTGCAATCTTGCGGATAGCTTCAAGCCTCTGTAACGGGGTCGGCACACCTCGCTCAATCACGTGCGCCTTATGTTCGTCCAGCGTGATGATTGAAAATTTGAAGTTCCAATTCTTCTGCCCCCGGATAAGTTCCATGTAACGCTCATCCTCCGTGAACCATGTCGCCTTTGTGGAAAAGCAGAGAGGGTAATCAATCTCCTTGAAGAAGCGGAGAAGTTCAAGCGTGATACCCTGCTTGCGCTCGAAGCCGTCGAACTGGTCTGACAGACCGCCCCACTGCATCACCTTACGCTGCTTGATGTACTCTTTGAACTGCCCTCCGTATTTGTCGGGGTCTGTGAACATACGCTTTACGTGTTCAACTGATACGTGACGAACGTCTTTTGACAAATAAGCATCCTTTGTGTCACCTACGCCACGCTGGAACTGCGAAAAGCAATACAGACATCCAAACGAACAATTGCTGTAAGTGTCGAATGTCATAGGCATAGAGCAGTCTGCAATCTCATTGCTCCAACGAGGACTTTGATAATACTTCTGCGGCATATTGTTATAATTTAATTTTCAATTCCATTTCGTAGTCTTCACCCTTGACATCAAGTATCTTTGCCCCCATTTTAAGCCAAAAGAATTGCGCCTCTTCGTTCATCGGAGTACGGAATGTAAGGGTTTCAATCCCATGTTCTTTCATTTGTCTAAGAAGCCGGGAACACAATTTTCTGCCAAGCCCTTGTTTTTGATAGTCTTTTTTTACGGCAATCTCAATGAGCCTCACGTGGTCTTTGCATCGGCTCGCATAATAGAATGCAACGGGCTTACCGTCCTTGCTCCACACCTTGCTCCACACCTTGCCACCAATAACATAGTTCATTCTCCGAAAGAAGTTGTACGATTTCTTTGCTGTCATAGAACCACAATTATAGCAGATGTCTTTTACTGCCTCATCATCGTAACCAGTTTCACTCCACATATCCCTTTGCCGTTTTAATGATAAAATTCAAAATGCGTTCTTGGTCTTGCGGCGTGTTGTTCCAAATGCGTTGCACTCCGTATTTTACGATGAAATTCTCAACCTTGCTTCTCCTGCTTTTGAGGAATGCGTCTGTTTGGCTATCCCCACGCTCAATGTGCCTTGCTTTCAGAACTCGCTCGTTAGCATCAACCAGCAAAAGCATTGCCCCAGTTTCGTGCAGAAAACGATAATTGAAGAGCCTGTCGCCCTCAACGAACACGATCGACTTTCCGTTTATTCCTTTGATGTAACTTATGGCATCAGAAATCACTGTCATACTCAGTTTATCCGTACCCTCGAATGTTGAGCCATCAAATACGCCAAGCATCTTGAATTTTCCGCATTTGCTTTCAATTCCCCTACATTTGCCGCTACGGAACTCCTTTGCCCCATCAAACAGGTGCTTCCTAATCAGCCTGAAAATGGTTGATTTTCCACTTGCCGGAACCCCTGCGATATAAATTACTTTTGCGCCCATTTTACAGCAGATTTATGATGAGATTTTCCCATTCGCAGCCCTTGATGTCCTCCAACAACCTTTCAGTATAAAAGCCATTCCACCGTGTCCCCTTGCGGATTTTCTCAACAGCGCATAGGCTGGTTTCGAGGGCAAACACGTTGTCCCCGGTATCACGTTTGGCATCTTCTATGAACTGCGTTAATTTCTCCCGATTTTGCGTTCTCGCAATTATCTCCGCACCCTTTGTATAGTTTTCCTTTCGCTCGAATTTAAGTGCGAGGTCGTCAATTATTTGCTTTCCGCTGACCTTTGCCCATACTTCGAGAAAGAGGAAAGCTGCATACCTGCCGAAAAAGTACCACGATGTTACGATGTTATACTGCTCTGTGGTGGTCTGCGCCCGGTCAAGCTGCTCCAGCATACCGGGATTCAGGTTCTGCATAATGCGGTCGAAAGTGTCACCGATACGGACATACCTGCGGTCGGTTCTGAACTTCAATTCGCCTTTCGGTGTGTTGTGGTTACGCAGGAGCATCAATGCGCTTGGGATATGGTACGTTGTGGCATAGTAATAGACCAGCCGGAAGCTGTTCCAGCGTGACAAATGGAAGTATGCCGAGAGTGAGGCAATCATTTTCTCCTCAACTCCGGCATCGCCTCCCAAGTGGTATTGTATGTACTCTGCGTAATCCATAGGCAAGCGTGTTATTCTTCCTCCTCTGCGGCAGGGATGATTTCATCAAGACGGTAAACAACCTTGTCGATGGAGGGCATACCAAGAAGTTGCAGCAACTCCGGCTGTCTTTCTTTCGGGTACACGATGATGACACGCTCCATTGCCGTTTCGTCTGACCCCTCAATCTTCGGCAGGGTGTCCGGGTTAATATCCACGCCTTGTAGCTCCGGGGGCAAAGCGTCCTGAAAGGCATCCGCAGGGTTGTCCTCTTCGCTCGCATCAGGCACGGCTGGTGTAGGTTGTGCCGGGGACGGGGCTGTACCCATAGGAGCAAAGGCGGTCGGGTTCGTGTTCCACACGTCAAGCCCCCAGTCGCCCAGCTTGGCTTCATCCCACTTGTTGGCAAGGGCATCGAAGTCCCACTGACCGAAACTTGCGTTGTCCTTAATCATGAACTGCTTGCGCTCCGATGCGGATAACTCACTGGCGTTGATAACAAGGGCTGTCGGCTTCTCCAGCCATTTTCCCCAGTAATCTACAAGCACCTTGCGTTCGCCCTCTGACTTCTCCACGAAGTCGGCAATAGTCAAGAGCCGGGCAGAAATATCCTCCGCACTCATCTTTGCTATGGCTCGCAGTGCCTCCGTGCGCATATTGCCGCCAAGTGTGGACATCTTGCCGTCCACAACGATAGGGCGCAACTCCAGCATCTTGGGAAGCACAAGGATTGAATTGATTAGCTTGCCGAATTTCTCTTTCGTGATGATACGGGGATTATCTCCGTTGAGCTTCACCTGTGAGAGTTTTACCTGTTCTACTTTCATTGTTTATAAATTTTTTAGTTTATTTTTGGTACAAAATTACACAAATATGTTTGTATTATAAGCGTTTGAAAACAAAAATATCTATCTTTTAGTTTATTTTCTCACAACTTTCACAGGTAAACCACTCCATTTCCATGCGATTAGAGCTGCATCACGCCCCTCTTGGTTCGTCCTGCCCATTATCCCGGTAAAGGCTGCAAGTTCCTCCTGCGTAATCTTTCCGTCCTTTCCCTGCCACAGATTTACACCACCTACTTTCAGGGCAAGAGGTTTTATCAGTTCGTAAGGTATCTGCCAGTGTTCGCACATTTCGGCTATCTTCCTACCAACCTCGTGATTCCGTCCGGCAGCGTTTCCCTTTGCCGCTGCACTCTGTTTCGTGTCCTTGGAAAGCAGATGCCAATGAGATTTATTCAACCATCCGGCTTCAATGATTACACGGACATTCTTTTGGGTTACTTCGGACTTCCTTTTGATGTATCGCAGGAAGTCCAACAGGTCAGGAAAGGTCAGCGTGGAAATTTCCAGTTTACGGGTAGCCACTTCGAGATAAGCGCACCCGGACTTCTCTACATCTGGGTCTATCCCGACCACACAATCAACCCTTATAGGCTTTTTTGATGATATTTTATCCATACTATATTGACATTCAATTATTTATATATTATTACTACACATTTATGATTATTTTCTATATTCGAGAGCAGGATAAGT